ACTTTTTCAGTCCACCTTTTGAGGCTTTCAGCTTTTTCAGCATCTTGAGTCGTCTGTAGTATCGTTGTAACACTTGGTAATTTTTCGTCATTAACATCATAATGTCGATCTCCTTTCAATAATTCCCGCTTACTCCTGGGATATTTATATAGTTTATTCCACTTCATCAGTTCCATACCTTTCTCTAACTATTCTAAGATAAGCTTTAGCTGCTTTTGGGGTCATACTATTTTTACTGTTATTATATTTCCATGTGGTAAATATTAAATTCTGTCTTGAATATTTTCTACTACATAAAATACGATCTCTGGAAATATTAGTTTGGGTTTTTTTACCCCCTGGTTTCCCTGAAATTCCACGTATCATAGTCATTTCGACACCTGATGCAGGACATATCATTCCATGAATTGCTTTCTGATCCAACCAGCATTGAAAAAAATCTTCATAATTTTTAAAATTATGTCCATGCTTACTCTTTTTAATACCATTCCACATGTCCATAAAATATCCGTCCTCACTATTTTTATATTTTAAATTAATGCTTCTAACTTTTTCTTTATTATTTTTTTTCCAAGTGCTAGTTCTTAAGCGTTCTTTTTCAGGGTCTGCCCAATATCTATCTCTACACTGTTTATTTTCTTTTTCTGTAACTCCAGGACGTGCTCGATATGCTTTTTTTTTCGCTCTAACTTCCGGAACCCAACCGCGAGAAACCCATTTTCCATTTACTAGATAATAAGGTTTTGGATATTTTAAATGGTCTGGATGTTCGTATTTTATTGGGTAATTGAGTTTCATTTAGCCCCTTTTGGTGGATGATAATGTCCTTCGTAGTTATCATCAGTATAAAATAATTTAACATTTAATTTTTTTTGCTCCTTTGTTAAAGATCGATGAATAGGTAAGTTGTCTCTTTTTCTTATAGATCTTTTTTTAACATCTAATGGTTCTATTTTTCCATTAGGGTGTATAACAACTATATCTATTGGTCCGTGTTGCATTACATTTTTAAAAACATGGCAGCCATCTCTTAGAAATTGATTGATTGCTTTATGCTCATATATAGTTCCGATGCGAGCTGAATCTTTTAAATGATCTAGTTCCATTTAATTCTTTTTAATTGTTATCGTCCAAGGAGCATTCGCTGTTCTTAATCCGTTTTTACTTTTATCCCAATATCTTTTACAAAGATTACCTGATCCTGCAATAAATTCATGTTGCATTTCATTATGTGGATCATAGGGACGTTTAATTTTTTTACCGTCCGATTTGGAATAATAAGATATATAATATTTATCTGTCATTTGTGCTCCATTAGCTTTTGTCATACAATTAAAATATATATTGATATTAGGGTAAGAAGACCAATGAACTCAACTATCCATCTAATTTTTGGGTCCACTATTTACTCCTCGCTAATATTTCTAGATTAGAATTTTCTTCAGAAAGACGATCTAACTCTTTTTTAAAAATCTCTCGATCTCTTTCTAGCTCCTCGATCCTACGCCCTGCCTTCTTACATGCAGTTTTAAGAAGCTCTTTCTGTTTAAGTAGCTGCTCGATCCTCTCTTCTAGATCAGCGGGTCCTCGAACAACTCTTTTAATATCTTCACTTGTTATCATTTTTCTTTCCTAACATTTTTATAGCGCCAATGGGATTAGGTTTCTTTTCCATTCCACCATATAAAGCAGCGCCAAGGTTTATAGCATCAGTGCTTGTGCAATGACTTAAGCAGAGGGTGAGTATCAAAATACTCATCAAACTCTTTATCATGTACTTCTCCTTCTGAATTGCACATTGGACATTGAACTACAACATCCACTTTTCTTTCTACACTTTCTTTAACTTTAAAAAAACCATTGCCTTTACATCTTGGGCAAATTTTAGTTTTTATCTTTGTCATTTTCTTTTTTCTTACCATTTTCTAGAGGCTTTAATCCTACTACAAGTGCAATAAGTTTAAAAACTTCTGCATAAGGTCTAGAAGACAAATACTTTATTATTTCTTGTCTTTCTTGTTGTGATATTTTAAACATTATTTTCCCTTTCCGTTACTTTTTCTTTTTTTTCTTCTTGTTTTAGTAGTTATTTCTATTCTATCTAACTCTTCATCTGAAATTTTAAATTCAGCGGCCGCTCTATTTAGTAAAATAGAAACAACTTTAGATAAAGAAATAATTCCATCTTTAACGAGTCTATTTTTTGATAAGATACGACCTCTTTTATAAGAGTCATGATCTATAGACACATTTTTATATTTGCTTATATCAGTCATATACTGTATGTTCCTTTCATATTTTTTTTAATTATAGGATAATATATAAATTTCTAGAGAAATGTCAATGGGTAAATTCATTATTTTTATGTGGTTGTGTTCTGCAACAACTACAGTTGATTGTAAGCAGATTAAAGTGGATAGAGTGAAGTTTAATGATCAATATGGTTGCACTGTATATGGTTATACTCATTCTACAAAATTATTGAGAGAATTTGGTAGAGAAGAAGTCAATAAATTAAATTTATATACTAAATTTTTATGTTTTCCTGAGAATAGTAAGCCTAAAACAGAAACTTAATTACATATACATCCATAAAAATCACCACTACCATCATTCATGACGTGAGCATTGGTGGGATTGCTAACATAAGTTGCTAGCTTTAGCCTTAAAATATCACAAAGATCAAAGCAATTTACCTCAGCGACTAATACTAGGTCCTGTAACATTTCTTTCGTTACCGGAACTAGATGATACATTTCATCCGTTAAGATTATTATATCCATTATTCTTCAGATTCACCATGTTTTTTCTTGCCCCATTTGATAATTTTATCAAAGTTTCTGGCTTTAATATCCATTATTGGGCCGAACTTTTTCCAGTTTTGAGCTACCAGATTCAGTTCAACCAACAAAAGAGGCCACTGTCTTGAAGATATATTTTTTATTTTAATGTTTATTTCTTTCATATTTTTATAGGCAGTTGTTTTATGGCTCATACCCAGGAGCCTTAAGTGTAATATAGTACTTTATAGGATATTTGTCAATCCTTATCTTCCTTGACCACGATATTTTTTAAATTGGCGTCTTTTATGCTTGTTCATCTTACACAAGCTAGGGTTGCGTCCTATTGAGGTTTTATGAAAAATAGGCTCATGTGCTACTTTTGCGTATAAACCCTTAACTTTGGCCATTACACTTTAGGTTTATCTTCATGTGACATTTGTGCAACAGGTATATACTTTATAACACCATTTACTTTTTGCTCCAAATCAGAACCACAAGTTATACATCTATAATTATCTCTGGTTAAGGATACTAACATTGTTGGCATGTCACACGTCGGACATACACCATGAGTTATATCTGGTTCAAATTTACTTTTTTGAAAAAAATTACCCAATTACTTTTCCTCCACTCCATTTCATATCTGGAAGGCCATTCTCATAGCTTTTACCATCATAAGTAAGCACTTGTTTTCTATTAGCGCCTTTTTCATTGTATGATACATGCACCCAGCCACCTGCTGGATCATCTTTTTTATAAAATTCTAGTATAAGTTGATCAAAATCTACGTTGTTTTGTAGCCAGTAAGCAATCTTAATATTTGGAACACCCCCTATTTCAAAGTCAACCGCTTGGCCTTTTGCATGTTGCGACGTTTTTTTCGATCCTATCGCTTCGCACAGCGCCTCAGACCTGTAGCCCGATGTTATTGTAATAGGTTTATCAAAATGTGCACGAGCTGGTTCTAATATTTCATAGCACACGTTCTCTAGATTTTTAATATCTCCAGCTCCTGGTGAATTGTCAATACCCTTACGAGTAGCGGTCATTGATTTAGTAAACTCTTCGAGTTTAAAATGTTTTGATAATCTCATATTTCCCCTTAATCTATAATTAATTTTTTAATTGACTTAGATCCATCAATATTATCTTCTAATTCAGCTTGTGATTTTATACATTTATAAGACACAGATTCACTGTACTGTCTCTCCGCTTCACGTTTCCCGCGAAGGCATATTGCCATCGAGTCTTGAATACGCGCTTCCTTAATTTCTCCGTTTACGAACATCAGAAGGGCCACCACAGATTCTATCATTGTGTACTCCCGTTTTTATAATGGATTTCTCTATTGGCGTCTTTTAATTCTTCTATATCTTCTAAAACTTTATCCATTTGTTTTCTTAAAAATTCTATGTTGACTTTGTTTAAAGCCATATTCTCTATGTGTGCATTTATCTTCTCCGTGGTCTTGTATAAATCCTCGATCATCATAAATTGCTCGGAATCTGCCGGCAAACTTCCAAGTTGGCCCCGCGGCCATTTGATTCTAAATTCTGTATTTTCAGTCAAGTCTTTAGTCATTAGTTCTACTTGGGTTAAAATTTTGTTTTGAGTCTCAATGATACCGAAGTAAGCCCAGGTTCCAATCGCGACCATCGCGATCAACGAGGCTACCGTTTTCATCGGCATCTGGACGGCTGCTTCTTCTGAAATTTTGAGTGCCATTAGTTATAATTATATCCTGTGTTGCCTGATTCTAATTTTTCAAATAATTTTTTATGTTGGTCCATAATTTCTTCGTCTGAATCCATCATTCTATCAACCTGATCTTCTAGTTTTAAAACTTGTGCTTGAATTCTTTGTACTTTATCTTCATGTACTGCCTGGATAGTTGAAAGTTCAAAAGTTCTAGATAGACTCCAACCGGCTAACGCCAACAAGATTCCAACTAGCATTGTCATTAACTTCTCAATCATTTTTCTTAATTATACCCCAACTATTATCCTGTGTTAATGCCTCTTCTTCCTCAATATTATAGAAGAATTTATCAGTATCCTCTGTCTTCCATTTACGTGTATCTTCAACATTCCACTCACTTGTTTGTACTTTCCAATCAGGAACTTCATTTTTTACGGTAAAAGAAGGAATATCCCATAAAATACGATTATTAGGCTGCGCAGCATAATTACCATTTTCTAATGCTAAAATATGGGCACACTTATGTTCATGAGGAATTTCAGAGTGATCAGTATCTACTATATTACTTTCAGGATGTGCCCAGTCTACTGTAAACAAATAAGCTCCTGGGTGAAGTTTTTTATCTTTACCAAAATATTTTCCAGATTGTCCATCTAAGATGTCATAAGAAGTAACAGCAGGATAGTAACTAAAGCAATTCCAAAGCTCCAGCTCGTCCAGTCGCATCCTAGGAACTTCGGTTGCTTTGAATCCTCGTTGAATGAAGGCTGAAATAGGGAGACGATAGAACACAGCACCACTCTCCATAATAGCATGAAAGAGAATCGGACGTCCCGTAATACTTGCCAAGCCAAAGATAATGCAGTCTTCAACTTCGCCGTGATGCTCTTTAAGGTCATAAAGATACTCTCTTCTAATTTGGGCGTACGTAACAGGTATGTTTGCATTAAGATACGCCATAGCATCCTACTTTAGAATACTACTGCACCTATTACAATACCAACAATCACATAAAGTGCATGATGTTTATGATCCATCCACAATTTTTGTGCTTTAATTTTTAGATTTTCCATTTTTTCTCTTATACAAATTTAACTTCATTTTCAAAGGACATGTCTTGTGCCCAATCTTTATGAAAAGTATATGTTCTTTTATCTTCTTTATTACATTCACACGATTCACAACTACATTCTTTGTGTTCTGTATTACAATGACACCCGTGGCCACACTTTTTACATTCTTTATTCATAAAATAAGTATATACGATTAGGATTAATCGTAAAAGACTGTAACGAAACTTATTCCGCCACTAATAGCAATATAGGGTTTAGTTTCACATCTAATTCCTGGTTCTGGAATATCGCATTGATATTCATCCGCAGCTAAAGCTGTGTTTAAAGTCATTTTAATTGTACCTGTAGCACCACCATCTCTTAATTTAACTATTCCTGCATTTCCGCTGTGAGAAATCCAAAGAGCTTTAACTCTTGCTGGTCCGCCAAAGGCATCACCAGAGGCGCTTAATTGGTTCGATGAAATTGTTGTAAAACCCATAATTCAATATTCTATTGTAATTTATCTAGGGCGTCAAGAACGCCCTAGATAGAGTTATTTATTAGCTCCAAGGTGTAGCAAATGTACCATTCCCAATTAGGAATGCATCAATTGACCACAGTAAACCATCCATAGCTCTACATCTAATGTGAGCTCCTTGTAGTCCACCTTTAGTCGTTGCTGTCAAAGTCAATGTGTCACTACTACCTGCATTAAATGCAGTTACAACTCCTGGATCAGTCGCTGTATTGTTGTACCATGCACAACCTCTGAAAGTATCAGCTGTACTTCTACCCGCTGCAGTTCCTGCATTCAAAGTGAAAGTATTTGATGATGTTAAACTTGCAGTCAAAACAAACTCATACATCATTCCAACTCTGTTTGTAGAAGTTGGATCATCAGATCCCGCTACTGCTGGAGTTGCTGTGTCTATGATTGAAGGTAAATTAAACACGGTAACTGCGTCTCCAACCTGTATAACTTTACCTTGGTATTTATCAATCCCTGCAATGTCAGTTCCACCGTCAACTGTACCACCACTTGTGATTGATTGAGCCATTTCTGGACCTGTTCCTAAGAATCCTCTTAAGGATCTTACTGGTCCCGCAAACGTTGTTCTTGCCATAATTATTCTCCTAGTTAATGTGGATATCGTCTCTAGGCCGTCGACTATACGCGTCGATATCCAATTAATTAATTGTATAGTGGGTTTATTATACCCAAAAAAAAGGGGCGCTACAAGAGCGCCCCTTAATAGATTTTTAGTAATCTAATTAAATAGATTACGCTGCTCCGCCAGTTCCGTAGATTCCTCTAGGGTCAGACCATCCGAAGACGTATCTTTCTCTAGCTTTAAATCTTACGTTACCAGTGTCGAAATCTCCTTCGATAGCTGTCTTGATAGGTGCTCTAACAAAGTGTTTTAGACCGTTAGGTGCATCTGTTATCAAGAACCACGCATCACTGTCATTTAAGTAATGGTTAACGAAGTATCCTTCAGGAACCATTCCCATGTGCATTAATGCGTTGATATCATTGTCAGCAGTGCCAACTCTTTGAGGTGATTTCAAAATTCTTTCAGCTGTGAATTGATTTTCTTTTGGAATAATCATTCTTCTAGCTTGAATTGCAATTTTTAATCCTCTCTCGTCAACAAACGATGCAATGTCTATCATGCCTTGTTCTAATGAGGTTTCAGACAAGTCTGCAGCAGTAGCCAGCGTATTGCTGAACGTACTGTTGTTAGCAAGTGAGTGATTAGTAACGCAAAGTGCGCTTCCGTCACCACCTGTGTAGTTAGCATCAAAAGCATTATTCAAAATCGCGGCAGCTTTCACTTGTTTAGTGTGTGCCATTGATCTTGCTAAAGCTCTTGTGTATCTACCAGCTAATCTGTCATATAGATTGTCTTCAATAGCTTCTTCAGTGATAGCAAAAGCGAGAGCAATTGTCTCGTTAGTGTATCTAGAAGTATAAACCTCAGTTGCATTGTCGTAAGTGACCATTGCACCTTCAGATTTAGTTGCTGCTCCAGCAAAGCCGGAAAGCATTACTTCTTCTTCGAAAGCTCTGTCAGACGATTCTGTCATGAAAATCGCTGCTGCTTCATTGTCGTATCGGTTATATTCAAGTCCAAATAGTGCATTCAGACCTGGTTCTAGTTCTTTGACTAGCTGTGCTCGTGATATTGCCATATGTCTATGCTCCTATTAGATTCCTGCACCTTTGTTACCGTAAAAGTGATTATTGATAACCACTAATGCTTTAACATTGGTTGCAGTTTGATCTTCGTTGTCCGGATCTTGAGAGACATCAATTACACGAACTGCTTGAGTCGTTTTAATATCATTCGTAGATCTGTCCAACTGAACTTTGGATATACCTGTAGTCGTACTTCCTGTAACGTTTGTTACATCGAAGTTTTGAAAAATGAAAGTCGTATTCAGATCATCGTCAACATCAATCTTGAAAACTACGCTTGGGTCATCAATAACGAATGCCATAATGTCACTCGCTACAACAGAACCAGGATAGTAGTTACTCCAAGTTGGTTTGCTAGTAGTAGGATCTGTATAAAAACAACCATTAAAAACACCACAGATTCTTTCGCCGTTCCCTGCTGTATGACGAACTATTGTTCCTGTAGCTGCAGCTTGAACTGCGTCACCTTGGAAAATAGCTGTACCAGCATTAGAAGCGATACGATATCTATTCTGAGCGTTAATAAAGGGACTTCCATCTATCTTACGAACTGGTTTCAGTCCGTAGGTTGATGATGTATTTGCCATCTTTATATCCTCCGTTGGCGATTTCTCGCCGGGTTAGTTTAAACGATTTTGGACTATAACTAATAAATTAGGTTTTTCGTCCGCCACCAAAAGTTACTCGAGACTGTCTATCAATATTGATAGGCATTCCCGGGTGTTGCTCCTTCATTAAATCGTTATCAACCGCGGTCATTGAATCTGCTGATATTTTTTTAAAATAATCAGCGCGCGATCTTGCGATCTCCTCAGGTATCCTTGCCAACACAAGGCCTCCAACCCCAATTAAACCAGCGTATTTTCCTTCATGAATAGTCGGGTATTCATTTTTGCCTAATTCACTTAACAGTGTTTCAGCTTTAAGAAATTCCCAACCTTCTCTAAGTCTTTTGGATACATTAGCTGAATCCATAAAACCCATACTCTCAGTTCTTATCCATCTCTGAACATAACCTTGAGGCGCCGCTGGCGCATCGAGACTAGATGGTGGCGTCCAGGGTTGATTACGTGTATCTTTATCTCTCTCCTGTGACGCGCGTGAGGTCTTTATTACTTCACTCGAGCTTTTTTTACTCATGCTTCCTCCTTCACGTATTTAGCGTATTCTTCTAGTGGCACCCCTAATTTTTTAGCAATAGCCACCTGTGATTTGGTGAGTCTCACAGATCTGCGTCCTTGTTGAGTTCTACCAGCCGAAGCTACCGTTTGGACGGGTTTACGGGCTTCTGTTTTGGCCGTAGCATTCTCTGACTCAAATTTATGAGGAAAATATTCCCTCATTTTGCCGTCAATCTGATTATAATACTCATCACTCTCGACATCAACCCCCCTGCTCACTAAATCTTCATGAACATTCCAGGCTGCTCCAGACATGATTCGATCATTACCAAACCATTCATTTTTCTGAGCCCAAGCTTGCGCTTTTTCACTTGGCTGCTGAAACTCTTCAGGCATCTGCGCTTGCATATTACCCGCTTGTTCTGGAGTTTTAGCTTCCTCGGCTTGTCTTTTTTTCAAAGCCTCGTGCTCAGCTAACTTTATTCTAGCTTTCTCTTTTTCAACAGCAAGTCTTGTTAGTTCGTCAGTAGCTTCCATAATTTTATTTGGCTCCTGAGTACTAATAGCGTCAGCAAGTTTAGATTTAACCTGATCTCGCTGTGCGTCTACTCTTGCGTCGAATTCTTTAAGATGACCTTCACTAATTTCATCTAACTTGCCTTGGGAACTATCATATTTTTGTTGTAGTCCTTTAGCAAATTCAGTCGCAGCTTTTTCTCTTCTTTCTGCTTCTCTAGCTCTGTAAGTTAACTTGTCTATTCTTTTTTGAACACCTTCGGTATACTTACCGAGATCTTCTTTAGGTTTTTCTTCTTTAGGTTTAGTTTCTTCAATAGGATCTTCAATTTGTTCTACTTGAATTTTAGCCTTCTCATCTTGTTTATCATGAGAGGTATATCCTAAATCTACTTCACCAACATTTAGATTTACATCTTCCTTTGCCTCTTCCTTTTTTTCGGGTTCTTTGACTTCGACTGTTTCTGCTTTCGCATCGTCTGTGTCTAGTTCCACTTCATCAGTTTTGACATTTGGTTCTGCCATTGTTTCCTCCTAGTATAAGTGAAGAATGTCTTCGGGTTTATTAATCTTGGCAATGATTTCATCATCATTTAAAATACGATGCTCACCAAATTTCGTTTGAAATCTGGAACCTGAATATCGTCCATAAACAACAAATTCACCTTCTTTGCACCAAGGGCCTGTTGGAAATTTTTCTTTGTCTTTATAACAAAGATCTCCCATACGAATTACTAATCCCACAACGGTTGTCATTTGAATAGTTTCATGAGTCGTATCAGAAAGTAAAATTCCACCTTTAGTTTTTTTCTTACCAGACCAGGGACGCACTAGCATTCTATAGCCAACAGGTTTAGGTAAAGTATCAATATACTTACCGACACCTTCCGTATCTGTGGGTATTGGTTTGCCTTCTTCTTTGTCTGCAGCGTCTAATATAGGCTTGATTAAGCCTTTAGGTTTTATTAATTGTGTCACCGTCGTCATCCTCCTTTTGCAGGTCTTTAAGATCCTGAAGCACTGCGTCATATGCAGTGAGTTGTCCTCTACTATAGTTCAATTTCTCTATCGTGTCTACACCATAGCATAGATGTTCTTTAACGGCGTCTCTATTCTTATTAATTCTTTTTTTGATAACTTCTACTGAGTATGGATCAAGCATGACGTTCTAGCATTATCTTGTTTTCTCCGGCTTCTTTTGTTTTAAAATCAAAATAAGTTAAAGTAAAAGCAATTTGGTCCATTTCATATTTAGGATAATCATCAAATACAAACCTTGTTCCTTTTACAGATCTATTAGCAAAAAATATAGCTTGAGTTAATACATCTTTAGTCATATGAGGACCATCAAAATGAACAAAATGATAAGGTTGAGTCCAATAAAATTCATACATAAATTGAACATCAGTCATGTTTTTAAAGTCAAATTCTTTGTAGTCTTTAAAATCTTTAACCATCTGCTGCCTCATTTCTTCTGTGTAATCACATGTATAGGCAGGAGTATGGTCGTAATGTTGATATTTAAGATTATTATAGGGATCTATTCCAATATGCTTATATTCTTTTCCTTCTAGACGTTCTTTAAAACAATCCATTATTATTTTAGAACCAAGTCCTTCACGAACCCCTATTTCACAAGTTAATATTCTATGGGAAGTATCAAAAAGAGGAGCTGTTTCACACCAATCTCGTAATAGATTGTATTCAGTACTATCGCCTTTAATCATAAATTAAAGCTTTATAATACTAATCTTAAGTTCTGTCTACTTCTTTCCGTTACGGAAGATCTGAGTTCCCTTAATGCCAAAAATACTCGCGCAGACAAGAATCCATAAATTTGTAAACCAGGTCGGCAGTGCTTGGAAATGCTCGAAGAAAGTCTTAATTTTCTCCATAGCGGCCGGATCGTCCGACCAGACCCCCCAAGCGAGCACCAAAATTGGCAACGTGAGAATCGCAAGGACCACCTCGTCCTTGTAGTCGTTTTGACGGGCTTCTAAAAGTTTGCCCTGGTAAGCTTCCTCGCCTCGGGCCATCTTAGCTGCGTGCATGTGTTGTGCATCAGCCATAGCCATCTTTGTCTCTTGACGCTTTTTGTAGATATGAGTACCTGCGTTTAATGCAAGTTTAATTGCTGAAAACCACATTATTTAACTCCTTTAAATTTTGTTCCTCTAATAGCACATCCGCCACCTCGTGAAAACAACACCGGTGGTACTTGTGGATTAGGTCCTCTTTTTGGTGGTGGTCCTTTTCGAACTCCTCCTCCTGTGTCATAACCTTTACCTGTTATATAATCACTACCTTCTGGATAAAGTTTCCAAGTAGATGTTGATGTAGTAGATGCGGGAGTTACGGCAGGAGTAGATGTTTCTTGTGGTGGACATGGAGGCATAGTTCCATCTGGACACTTTTGGTCTTGTCCTTCACCTGTTTCTCTTTTATCTTGAAAAGGTCCATAACCTGCTTCTTTTAAATAATCTTTTCCTGTCTTACTCATGACATCAAGAGTTGATGAGTCTTTTGAAAAGTGTTGACGTTGATGTGTTTTAGCCCAGTCTCTAAATAAACCTTCTTTTCTTGCAAACTCTTCTCTTTTTTTCTTATTGTGTTTGTCTGCCCAAGGTCCAATTGTTTTATCAATAACCCAATTAGCTACTTTAGCTGTAATAGGAACAAAACCTTTTTTATCATCTTTTGGTACAGTTGTCTTTGTTTTACCACCATTACCATCACCACCTGTATGAGTTGTAGTAGTCTTAGTAGCGTGAGAAAAACCTGTATCTGTATGTGGATTAGGTCTTCCTGTAGTAGTTCCAGTTTTTCTTCCTGGTGTTTGGGAGACTGCTCCCGTGTCGTGGACGCCTTTATATGCCATTATTTTTTCTTACCTCGTTCTTTTGTTCTACGATCTTCAGCAGTACGCTTCATTTTTTCAACTTGTAATTTAGCTTCTGCTATATCTCGTGTTTGCTGAAGTTTTTCTTCAGCTATTCTAATTCTTTCTCCAGCTTGATCTTCAACACTTTCTAACTTCATTTTTTGAATATCAATGTTTTCATCAAACTGTTCTTCTTTCATTTCAAGATCAGCACCTTTCTCTGTTACTTTACGCTGCATATCCATAGCTTTCAAGTCTAACTCTCTTTGTTTCAAAGCAACTAATGGATCTTGCTGTTTTGTTAATTGTTCTGTTTTTACTAATTCTTCGGTAATTTGTGCTACTCTTTGTGCAATCATTCCTTCAATTCTAATTTGTGCTCCTTCAGGATCTGATTTCATCAGTTCTTGTAATTGAGGATCGTCTTGAAGTTGAGCCCCGACTTCTCCTTGAGCTTTTAAACTAATGTGATGAGAAATATGACTTTGTAAATTAGCATAAACCATTGGATTTATTTGAACCATTCGTGATTGCATAAAAGCTGCGTGTGTTGCAATGTGTGCGTCTTGATCCTGTTGAGGAAATGCGTGAGGCAGTTGCATTTTTAAAGCTTCAGCATTTTCAATTGCAGGGTCTTTAGGCACAATTGGCGGTTCTGGTTTTAAAATTTTATCAATTTCTCTAGTTCCTAAAGCTTCATATAGTCTTCTATACGACTCTCTAAGGTTGTGCATACCTGGATTAGACATAGCAATCTTTAATTGCTCGTTTGCAAGAGTAACTCTTTGAGTTAAACTATAAATATTTGGATCTGCAACTGGAATTACATCTACTCTTTCATCAAAATCTTGTGTTTTAACCATTCTATCTGCACCATAAACTGCATATGGATAAACAGGAGGTAAGTAAGTACCAAAAATAGATGCTAAAAGTTTAAATTCTTGTCTCATTGCGTTGTAACAACGTTTATGAATAGCTGTCATGACTCTTGAGCCACGTTCTAAGAGTGCCATTGTAGTTCCCACTGCTCTATTTTGAGAATCTTGCCCAACTGACATGTCAGTAATAGCTGCAAATCGTTGTCCCGCACCTACAACAAATCCTAAAAGTTGAAAAAGTGTTGCTGAAGGTTCTTTAAAAGGTAAAATTTGAAATTGATCCTTAATATTTCCACCTGGAGCGTCTACATCTCTAAATTCTCCAGGTGCAAATGGTTGATCATCGTCTCTAATTCGAATTCCTCTAGATTTAAACCCTGCTGGAAGGTTACTTAGGGTTCCTGCGTCTAATAATTGTCTTAAAGCTTGAGTTGCAGTTCTAGATAATCCACCAATCATGTGAATTAATCCAAAACCATAAAATCCTAAGCCTGGACAAAATTTATAATGATTAAAATATTCAATTCTGTTGTGTAAGGGATCATCTGGCTTATAATTTCTGTAAATTGATAAGACTTCAGCTGATCCCTCGTCTATTGTAACTATATAAGGAATTTTAACTTGCTTTTCTGCATTTTGCATTTCAAATTCTTCTAAATTTAAATCAACATGCATTTCTAAAATATTAAAATTAGTTGGTCGATCCGCAGTTGGCGTAATACCTTCTAATTCATCATATTTTTTTTGAATTTCGTCTTGTTTAGGTTGTGCCGGTTTAAGTTCAATGTCTCTATAGAAACCTGCTTTTTGTCTTTTAATAATATCGTTCTCACTCATTCTAACTATGTGAGAAATTCTTTCACAACTTAATAAATCTGTTGCAAAGTAAGGAACAACTAAATCTTCGGCTGGAACAAATTTTGCTACAGCTCTTTCCATTACTTCATCATAATAAATTTTTTTAAAAGCAGAGCCTGCTAGTGGAAGATAAAATAAAAGTTGATCCATCTCTGGGGTGTACTCTTCCATTTTTTCTGTAAGCATATAGTTCATGAAGTCTTGAACTCTATTTGCTTGTCTTTGTATCTCTTGAGTTTCTTCTCCTACAATCTTACATCTGACTGGACCATCAGATGGAAGAAGTTCTTTGAAAGCTTGTGCTTGAAATTGCGTGACTGCTTCTGCAAGTAATGGGTGAGTAACATTCGCAGACCCTCTAAATGGTCGAGTCATTTCAGTAAATTTAAATCCTAAAAGATCTAAACCGTTTTTATAAGTTGTCTCCCAATCTTTTCTACTGACTTTGTCTTTTTTATATTCGGTGATAAGTGTATTGGCCATTCTTTGAAGAGTACGGACATCCATATCTTCCGCAAGATTAGCGTAGAAGCTGTCAGGGTTTTCGTCTGTCTCATCTCCCATTTCAACCGGCTCATCGCTCGGTCTTTCAACTTCTACAGCAATCTCTTCTTCACTCGTTGGGTCTTCATCCTCAACGATCGGATTTTGTCTCTCCACATCGGCCATAATTACCAAGTTCTAGTTTTAAGCGTACCATTCAATTTAGTATGAACGTCAACTGAACCACCTTGCATAACGTAAGGGTTATCAGGATTGGAGCCTCTAGTTCTGACCATTGTACCTCGATTAGCTTTTTTGACTTTCCAATCTTTTCCTCTTTTACCCCAGTCGCCATAAGACTCATCTCTTGCAACTTTCTTAGCATGTTTACTTTTTTTCTTGCCAAGTCTCATTCCAATAGATTCATCTTCTCTAGCATAATAACCTTGTTTTGCGTGAATCATTTTTCCAGATTTAGCTGCATCCATTCCAGGCATGATTTCGTGAGTCGTACCTTTCACAGCTGCACCTGTTCCTCTAGTTTGTGATTTAACTAAGTCACCTTGATACATTTTAGGCCAAGGCGTATTACTCCACCAGTCCTGAATTTTCTCTTTCCATCCTTGTTTTTTAGGTCTTAGGATGTTTATTTTCTGCTTATGTAAAAAGCCTGGATCAGGTTTATGAAATCTTGCGCCATACACTCCTTCCGCAATACTTGCATCTCCACCAACTTGTTTAATTGGTGCTTTTCCAAATGTATGCTTCAAATGAGAACGCCAACCTTTTTTTCCTGCCATGGCTTTTGACATGCCATAGGCAGCGCCTGCTGCAACTGCAGCTTTAGCGATTTTTTTTAATAGCTTTTTTGCCATGATATATATCTCCTTATAGTTTATAAACTGCTACTATATTACCATTTAAATATGTCGACTACTAGCCCACCTTCTTTCTTGTAGAGCTTGAAAGGCTTTTCTAACATATCTGGGGTAATTTTCAAACCAAAAGCTTCAGAATATAATCTTGGATCATTAGCTTCTAATTTAAGTATTTTAGCATTACTCACACCACTAATTTCCTTTAGATAATATTTAGCTTCTACCTCGGTTTTAAAAGCAATCAAATGTTCGTCTATAGGCTTTCTAAAACCTAACATTCTTGCATCAGTACCTGTTCTCGCACTATGGGATACTACAATTTTCCAAGGGAGGTCAGGATCTGATTTAGAAATCATAATAGGTCTTGCCTCAGAATTATATTGTTTAGC